GACCTTTTCCAACTCTTGAATAACAGAGCGTTGTAGCCTTTGAATTGTGCGGGCAAAACGAATGTCTTTTGTGGCAAGAGTCGTCTTGTCTTCTGTTGCGCCTTCACCCATTGTGAGGTAGGATTGAGGAATCTTTAGACCGGAGAACATCTTGTCGCGGAGATACTTAACATCATCAATCGCTGTTGTGTTCTGGCCGCCAGCAATAGACTGAATGTCTGTAACAGATCCAGCGCGAACTGGGATGTAGTAGTCTTCTTCAATTGACATTGGGTTGTAACGAAGATCGATGCGACCTGTGTCTTTATTGACAATTGTGTGTCTTTTTAGCTTTGTTACAATGTTCTGCATATATTGCTCGACTTCCTGTGGAGGAATCGCGCCAACATCAATCTTAAAAACCTTGCGCTCAGAAGATCGAACAATGCGATAAGCCATCATAGCATCTTCCATTAGCGTAAGCTGGCGCCAAATGCGGCGGACAGGCTCCAAGACAGATGTTCCGTAGGGAGCATATTTATCATTACCAAGAATACGGAAGTGGGCAACCTGCCAATTCTCAAATGTCATCCCGGCAGAATTCCATTGGTATTGGACATAATTTGGATTTGTTGCATCCAAGCCTTCCAACCTCTCCACTTCTTGTAGTGGTATTGAAATTGTGGATTGAATGCCCATCTCGTCATCAATATCCAAATAGAGGACAAGATCTCCATACTTACACATTGTGCGACACCAACCAAAAAGATTGTGCTCTAGGTTCATTATGTTGTGATACAAGATGTTGAGGACCGCTTTTATTTCATCGTTGCGGCACTTGATGTTTAGCATTGGAGATAGCGCAGAAAAGGTAGTCATCTCGTCTGCGTAAATGTCCAGTGATGAAGCAAGCTCGGGCATATACTCCATTTGATCGAAATCCATATAGCGCTCGGAGCGCTGTTGGTTTGCGATAGCATTAGCCGCTATGGTGTCTAGCGGGTTGTAAGATTGCTTCTTAAACTGCTGCCCTGATGCTGACTTAAATCTGGTAGAAAACTTATCTAGATGCTGCTTGCGGATTTTGCGTCCTGATTCAGAACGATAGCTTACAATAGGCCCAGAAAATAAACGAGTAAGAGCCCTGAATAGTTGGGAATCTCTGTTAGCTGGGTTCTTGCCTTCTTTCGGATTTCTTGGTGCCATTTAATTTCTCACTTTATTATCCACATATATTGGGAATATAGATTTTGGGCTTCGTTCATTTTACTATTGTAGTCTTCACCTGTGTAGCCTATTTGTCCCTTTATTTGGGCATTGAAGGTTGTCTTGGAAGTTATAATAGCGTCAACGAATGCCTTTTGGTAATTCAAATCTCTTGCGCTTGTTTGTAGTGCCGTGTCTCTAACCCAGCAGCAGATGGCAAGAGCCATTACTAAATCGTCGTTGTATCCCCTCATTGCTTGTGGCTTCCCATTATTCCAAATGAATGTTCTGAATTCGTTTGTTAAACGCGAAGAATATGTTTTAATTAGCTTGTTTCTTATAAACTCTTCCAACTTAGCTACAATGAGAGGTCTGGTTTTTGATGTAGTGGAGAAACCTGCGATAGCATTGCTCTGATGTTCTCCCATATGTTGGTCAATGTACTCATGTGTGGACTTAATGGAATAGTAGAGGTTTGGATAATCATACTCTACAAGTTTGTCTATAACAGTGTAGCCAATTGAGTTGTTCTCCACTACCATCATGGCATTTCCAAATTCTCTTCCAACTTGATTTAGCATATTCGCGTAAAGATCAGGTGTGAGTTTGCCCTGGTATTCTCCAATAATCTCCATTGTTTCAAGCTTTAAGACGTGAAATGTAGAACTATCGGCACCATCGCCACGAGCCACATCGGCTGCTATAAGGTAGTTGCAGCTTGGGTCATGTTCTTCCCAAATCCAGAAGTTTCTGTCGAAGCCTGTTCTATGCTTTGGTTCTCTAACAAGTGACATCATCCACTCTATACTTTTCGGATCAACAACAGTTTCGCCAGATGTATTGAAGTTACACTCTAACTCCTGCGCAATTTGGCGCTTGGTCATGTTCTTGGTTTCTTTCTTGAACCAATCTTCGTCCCTTTCTGGATGGACATCCCACATAAGCGTTGTAAGATGAAAATTATTTTCATTGCTCTCAGCGCCAACACAAGTTTTGTGGAACCAGTTACCAACGCCGTTTGGCGTGGAGATGGCGATGCAGCGACCACCAGTAGACAGTGTTGGGTAGAGACCAGTCCATAAGTCATCTAGACCTTCAATGTGCCCAGCCTCATCAAGAACGAGCAGAGACAAAGCCTCAGAGCGACCAGCGTCGCCCGATGTTGAGGCGGCCTTGATTGAGGAGCCATTAGACAACTCAAATGATGTGCGGTTATCAGTTGTGATGCTAGCAATCCTGATCCAGTCAGGAAGGTTCTTCATTATGTTTTTGACTTTGCGAACTAAGTTGCCTGCTGTTTCAAACTTGGTGGCCATAACAAGGATGGCTTTGTCTCTATGAAACAACATCATCCAAACAATGTAGCCAGCAGTAATCGTTGAGATTCCTAGCTGGCGGCCTTTATTGATTACATTAAATCGGTAATCATTAAAGTCGCCTAGTAAGACATCTTGATAATCGTAAGTCTTAAACAACATAAGCCCGTGCATCGGGTGAGAGATGCGGGCATAGTTTTTGAGGAAGTAAGAAGGGTCTTTACCACACTTAACGACTTCTTTGAGTATCTGCTTTTTTGTTAATCTTGGCATTCATCTTACTTTACATTCTTGGATTGTCAAGCATTTTGTCTGCCATCATGTCTTGAATTAGTTGCATCACTTCTTGATCACCGGCTGCTAGTTCTTCAATCTGTTGGTCGGTCATTTGATCTAATCTAGCACGAGCGGCAAGGGCATGAATTAATTTCTGCTCTGGGCTACGCATTCCTGTGTCGTATTGTGGTTCTGTTGAACCTAACTCATCACCATAGGAAAGAGAATTCATCTCTTCTTTGATAATCTTTTTTAGTCTTTCTTTTGTTATCTTCATTTTTTATCTCCTGAGTTTTTGGGTCTCTTATCGTTTGGTGGGCGCTTACCGAGTCCGCCTTGCTTCATAAACTTTTCCCATCCGGCAGCAAGCTTGTCTTCGGTTGCTTCGCCAACGACGGCAACTTCTTCCATTCCGCCGACTTTGTATTCTATAACGGCTGTAACCCAAGAGCGGACTCTTGAAGAGTTCTCGACACGAATGTCAATCTCACCTTCTTTGGTAAGTTTGACAGTGGAGCCGGTAATCTTACGGGCTTCTTTCTTAAGGAATTTTACAATCTCAGCCATCTGTGATTCGACATCAGACTCGAAACCATTAGCATAAACTTCTTTGAGGGTGACCTCAGACATGTAAGAAAGACGCATCATATTGCCGTGGAACTTGACATTAAATCCATCCATCACTCTCTTGTCTATAAGGGGGTTGCCCTCTTCTCTCTTTAGACCTGCCTTAATGGGTTCGCCATCTTCGGTCATTGCGCCGTCGTAGGCGTTTGCTGCGGCTTGTGATAAGCCCTGGACGATTTCGTAAACTGTAGCCATTGTGTAAAGTTCCTTTTCAAGTAAGTAGTTGCTAATTCTGTTTGGGTCTCCACCCTTCTTTCCAGCGCTCTTCCCTTCCTTGAACCCATTTGATGTAGCAGTCGTAACAGCAGCTAAACTTTACAAGAGAAACATCATCACGGGTGCTATGAGAGAAAACACCACAAACAGGACACCCTGCTTTAGACTCTCTATTAAGTAGTTTTTTGGAGACCTTTATTCCATTTACTTCTACTTTATCGTTGGCTTCGTCGTTTTTCTTTTGCTTCTTGTAGAATTCTCGCATCTGTTCAAGATAGATCTTCTCTTTGGCCTCGTCCCATTCTGCTTTGGGATTTTTGATCGCTTCTTCGCCATACTTCTTGGCGATAGCCTGCTCCACTTTAGCAATGTAGTCTGGATCTTTGCTCATTTAACCGCCTGTTGGATTCCATAGTAAGTTGCGCCACCGATAGCCACACCGCCTACAAGCCACATCCATTTGTAGGCTGGGGCTTGTTTCTTCACGATCTTCTGTAGCTCGACAATCTCGGTGTCTTTTT